ACTTTTGGGCACTTTAGGCATTGCTATGTCAGAATTACCCAGTGAAATGTTCAACAAATGCGATACAAACGTGTCAACAGTGATACCACGATATGACGCCTGATCTCTCAGTTCTTTTATCATATCTGCTCCAAGTTCCAGTGAGATGACTTCCATTTGAGATTCATTTGTATCGCGTTTTTAAGATCGGTCAACACACATTTTTCTTGACGCAATCACAAAACTTTGCAATTGTTCACAGGTGAAAACGAAAACTGAATCTCTGTCGATAAGGTTAGAGGCAGAGCTTCTCGCACGCTTGGACGCGGTGGCAGGCTCTCAAGGCAAGTCCCGCGCTCAATACCTCCGCGAGCTGATCGAGCTGGCCGCGGCCAACAAATGGCGCATTGAATACAAGCTTACGATGCCCGAGATGCCTTGATTCGGATAAAGGCGCGGGCCAAGCTTCTCGGCCGCAGCTTCAAGTAAACCCCGTCCCCATCGCGGGAACCCTCGCCATTGGTATTGCCCTCTATTGCCCAGAAACGGGAGCCTGCGCATTGCTTGACCACTCCGATGTGGCTAAAATCATAAACGACCAAGTCTCCGGGCTTTGGCGTTATCGAATCAGAGTAAATATCAGCCGTGTTGGGCCGGTCTTTCGCCCACTTAAGAAAGCCGTAGGCCAAAGCCGTTCTGGGCCTCCAGCTCTCTGGTTTAGAGCGCTTAAGGTTTAGCCAAGCCAAAACCTCGGGTTTTTTCAGCCATTCCTCCAGCAGCCAGCATTGGAACGCAGCGCACCAAGGCCACGCGCCGGGCGCCAAATTTGTGCTCCGCTGGTATTTGCGGACCCCAGCACCCAGATTGTTGCCGCTAGTCTCTTTTTTTCCGAGTTCTTGCTCGGCGATCTCGGGTAGCAGGTGCGTCATTTTTGGTTTTTTTTGTCCGTTTGCTTTTGACGGAGGATTTCGACAAGTTCCGCGATGAGTTCGGCAAGCTGGGCTTGGGGCCAACCCCGAAGAGTTTTTGCAAAAGATTTGACATCCATTTCATTGTTCAAAAATCGAATCCACCGGTTATTTCCACTGATTTGACTGGGCATTTTTTAGCCTGCCACTTCACCCGCACCCGCAGGGAATTGAGCAGCAGCTTCCACCATGGCCGCCGCTGATTAGGTTTGTGAAAACACGCCTCATTTTTTTGCCGGTCGTCATACCTCATCGCGAACCACTGGGATTGCCTTCCGCACCTCGGTGTAGGTCACCGGACCAAACACACCATCCTGCGGCACATTTACGATAGCTTGGATATGCTTGATGTTGTCCGTTTGCGCCGCATTGGTCGCGTAGTTCACCGCGCTCATTACCGCCGCCACGATAAAGGCCGTTATGGCAGTCGCGTCCACGCTTTGAGCCAGGGACGGGTCAAAGGCTGCCAGCTTGGCGACCACAGATCCCACGACACCGGCAATGATCGGCGTTAGCACGCCACCGGCCTTACTTACCAAAAAACGAAGCGCCCAATTTTTCATGATTTCAGCTTTTGCACCGCTGCCTCGATGGTGTAGCGCAGTAAGTTTTCACTGGCTTCAAGGCCGCGCTCGACCGCAGCAACCCGAAGCGCGTCGATAGCTTGAGTGCGTTTCTCTGCCCCAGTCTTATCGGTGGCGGCCAGATTGCGCACGATCTCCAATGCCAGCGGAAGCAACGCGGCAAACCCTGTCGCCAGAATGCGGCGCAGGATCGGCAGGTAGAACTCCAGCAACGAGCGGCTTATGCCCAGCAAGCGGGCGGCGAATGCCTTCATGCCCTTGCGGGCAAGTCAACTTCCGATGCCGATCTTCCGCTCGATGCGCTCCAAGAGCGTTGAGTTCTTGCTGATCGTCGAGTTGGCCATCGCGATCACATCCAGCATTTCTTTGTTGGCGCTTTTTAGATGGCTTAAAAACTCTGCCGTCTGTATGTCCATTCGAGACTGCAAAGAATCCAGCCGACCAGTAAAATATCGGAACAGAACACCAATACACAACAGCCCTATCACCAACAGAGCGACGAACATCCAACGATCTGTTTGCAGGCTCACGAAATTAGCGGTTTCGATTACGTCGGTCATAATGTTACGCGTTCGACCACTTTCCAGCCGCGTGTTACGGTCTTGGCCTCGATGTCGATGGTTTGCGTTAGCGCCAACATTTGGGTTTCGGAATTGTAAGTCGGCGCATTCTCTTGGATGACAGTCATTTCGAGTAGATTCGGCTCAAGGCCGACCACTGGCTCGGCATCAATACGAGGCCACGGAAGGATAGTTTCGTTAATAGTGTTGTAGATGAGTTTCATGGCTTTAGCTTGCGTAGATCGTCAAGTCAGTGACACCCGGTGCAGTATTGCCAGACTGCCACATAGCAAAGGAGATCAGCGCAAATGGGCCGAGCGCAGGAGTCGCTAACGAGACGGTGCGAGTATTGGCGTCGAATGGTGAAGTGTAAGTGGCAATAGGAAAGTCGAAGGCGTCCTCTTCATAGAATGCTGCGCCCATAGTGTAAGGATACCCATTCAAAGAACGAATCGTCCAAGTCGCCGTAAAAATGCTGCCAGATGTAGAGTAGACGGTGTTTTGCCAAAGCGGCTGAAACACCGATGAAGAGGAAAGCGCATTTAAGTTGGCATAATACTTACCTTCAAGCTGCAGCACCGAATATCCAGCATTTCTGTTAGGAGACTCTGTTACCCATGACGGTGGAGTGTTATTATACCACCCACCACCAGTAACTCCCATGCCGGAGACATTACTAAAGTCGCCGTTCTTCACTACATTCACATTTTGGAAGAAGTATGGATTGATTACAAAGCTCATACCCGTGTTCCTATCAAAACGACTTTGAGTCCTGTGCCTGCGACGGTGGAGCCGATCTGGTCGATGTCGATGGTGATCTCAGCGTCATTGGCGATGGCCGAATCCGAAATTACAGGAGGAACTGCTGCTGTCAGCGATGTTTTCTCGTAGGCGTCTATTGATAGCTTGGTCGAAAGCACACTCGTGCCGTTTTCGTTGATGTCCACGACGAGCGCGGAGCCTGTCGGCGCGGTGCTGACGGAAGCGCGCACAGCTGTGAGCGTGAAAGCAAAGGGGGAACGGAACGTCACCTTGTTTGCGCCCAACGTGAGATTGTTGGTTTCGTCAGAGCAGGCAATTACAAACTCAATGGGAGGAAATGGAGCAATTTCCGTGTAGACAGAACCGCTACCACTCCATGCATAGATTTTCCCCGTGTCTTGAGCGATATACACCCGCTGAAAATTTCCAGTGAGAGCTTGGATCGCTGTGAGATTGGCGGCTGAAACGAATGTCTCCAACGCCGTTCTTTGCGCTTGAACCGTCGCAGCAAGCAACAAGCCACGCCCTGCGGCGGTAACTAAAGTCTCCTTCAGCGACCCGTCTGCCTGTTCCTGTAAAACTGTAATGTCGTTAGCTGCCATAATATTACCAAGTTCCGAGTTGAACGCGCCTCCATGTGTTGTTACTGATGCAGATATAGAGAAAGTTGTTTGTGTAGGCTATCTGCCCTGCCGTGCCGCTACTAGTTGGAGTAGATGGGACACTTGTCCAAAACAGCGGAGCAGTGCTATTAGTGAGCCAAGCCGCCCCGAGGCCGAGGTTGGTGCGGGTGGTTGCGGCAGCGGTAGGTCCATTTGGCATCCCATCAAATTGTAAAACCGTCCCATTTGCTAGGGTGAGACGACCATCTCCAAGGGTTGCGCGAATCACGCCGAGAGTAGCGAAATTAATCTGGGGCTGTGTATTTAGTACACTATAAATTGTAGAATTGCCCGTGCCCCATGTTATAGTATTGGACATATCGAGCCTTACACCACCAAAAGAAGCTACATCAGAACTGCCAAGGCCAATATCCGTCCTGAAGTTAGCGGCGTTGGTGTTGGTAAGCCATGTCGCTCCGAGGCCGAGGTTGGTGCGAACTTGAGCGGCGACCGTGTTGGTCGAAAAGTTGAAGCTATTCGTCCAGACCACATTGGTCGCGGCGACTACTTGGCCGTTGGTAGTGAACATGAGCGCCTTCAGCGGCTGCGGAGTCGGAATCGGGGTAGCAGTCGGCATGGGAGTAGCGGTAGGAAACGGAGTCGGAGTCGGAGTCGGTTGAGCCGCAACAGGCGAGCCGCCAATGATGGCGAGAGCCAGCAGAATGGTGAGAAAGAATTTCATGTTAAGCGACAGGTGTGGTGGTCAACACTCCGTAGTTATCAACGGTGATCCGGAAACGACTATTGTTTGGGGCTATGAGAGTTAGGTAGGCTTTCTCGCCCGAATACGCCTCAATTGCCTGCTTGGTCGTCAGCGGCGTCATCCATGAGTTGTTATTCTCGCCTTCCAGCGCATCTTGCGTGGTCGCGCGCCCCGACAGATCAGGCGGACCGGGAGGCGGATTGTCGTATACAGAAACAAAGTTACGGCGCAGCTCAGTCGTGATCGGCTCAGTTGTGCAGTGGCGCCCACTTAAACTAAACACAAGAATCATGCGAACCGCCACAGAGACGATTGCAGCGTCGGAAAACAATGCGCTAATCGCTGAAGTGGTTAGGGCCAGATCGAAATGATACGCAGCTGAGTCGCCTACGCCAGCCGGGCCAGCGGTGGCACTGGCCAGAGTCTGGTTTGCTGGACCTAGCAAAAAAATCTTTGCCTGATCTTCCCGTTGCAGAGGAATGACTTGGTCATCCTCAAAAAACAAAAACTCCAAACGGCGCACGTCGCCGCGCGTCAGAATAGGCGTCTGATACGCCCCACGGCCGATGTTATCATAGATGCGCAGTAAATTGACGTCGATGGCGCCCATTGCCTTGGCGCGGTGTCAACCACTTACGCTTCCCGCGCCAACTGGCCGTTGCCCCCGACGACGTTCGGTGGTGCGGTGCAGCAATGCGAGTATATGGTCAGATCACTCACCCCTGGTGCGTTATTGCCAGACTGCCACATCGCAAACGTGATCAAAGTGTTCGCGGGAAAATTGCGGGCAACCAACGAGACGATGCGAGTATTGGCATCGAGCGGAGAGTTGTAAACAGCAACAAAGTTGTTGAGGGCGAGTTTGCCCTCGTAGAAC